GTAGTCACCTACAACCTGATTGCCACTGTTAACAACAGCTAAGTCATATTGGGTAGAGCCGTCACCATCAAGAGCATCTGCTGTAGCCGCTATGATGATTGAGCGATCCCATTGACGACGCATGCTCATCGCAAGCGACATAGCAAGGTTGCTGTTTGGATCGATCAGCATTTGAACGATGTCAGCTTCTTCACTTGAGTCTGCGTTGTGGAAGGTCTTCGCAGTTGACAAACGGCGAGACCAAGGTGTGTCAGCGATAATGCCAGCAGTAGGGGTAAGACGAGTAGTCTTAGCAACCGCTTCAGAGCTACCTAAGCGCTCCCAGGCATGATCCTTGGATTGTACACCACGTTCGACGACGTGTGCACGTAGTTTAGTTTCGGCTTGCTGTGCAAGATGGCGCAGTATGTTTTCAAACGTACTGATATAGACTTGATCTACGGTATTGGCCATTAGAATTATCTCCTTAGGCAAAAGTTAAAAGTATAAGTTCTGCGTCTAGAGTAATCTCAGCAGCTTAACTGCGAGGCCCTTATTGACTTGCCGATCGTGGCTAGCGAGAATATCAGTACAGGGCCATATCGTAATGTGGTAATCCTGCAATCGATTCATTGATACATATTATGCGCCTTCCGTGGCGCGATGTAAACAGCAGTTAACTTGCTGATTATGCTGCGATAGCCTGCTTTTGCAGCTCTACCACTTTCTTCACAAGTGCTGCGTGCTGTGGATCAGACGCATCCCAGTATGGAGACTTCTTATTACCCATGATCTCATTGATCTGAGTCTTAGCTTCGTCTGGCGTAACACGACCATCTTCATGCTGACCACCTTGGAAGTCCATCTGACCACCCTCACCAGAGAGTGCCTCTACAAGACCATTGAACCACTTCATAGAAGCCATGTCCATCTTGTGACCAGTGATCTTATCGACCAATGAATCTGGTGCACCAGTCTGCTTCATGAGTTCCAGGATAGCCTGCGATTTGTTTCCAAGGGTTTCACCCCAGTCAAGTTTAAGCTTGTCTTGTTCTGCCTGGTTGGCCGTTACAGATGCCGCATCAGCATCAGCATTCTCTGTCACAAGGAACTTAGACAATACATCAAACTGTTTCTTGGTGAGGTCACTGCCATGTGCAGCCGCCTGGAATGCCAGCATCGATTCCTTCAAGCTTTCAGGTATCTCACCAGCATCATAACCTGAAGCTTCTTCAGGCATGCCTAAACGTTTCATGAACGCTGTAACAGACTCAGCATTCTCGAGGTCTGGCATCGGTGTTAAACCAGGTACCTTCTCAGTCAGTGACTGGTGGAATGCAACAAGTGCATCTTCGCCAGCATCAGATCCTGGTAAGCGTATTGATCGGCCGAGATCTGACTTCGTATCCAGGTAAGCTTTCGCCAAACCATTGAGGTCTTTAAAATCAGCCAGGCCTTTATCACCAGCCAGGGTTTCGTCCAGGCCTTCGCGCCAGACATTCTCATCACCATCTTTAGCGAAGGTGCCGTACTTAAGTCTTAGGTTATACTTTTTCATCTAGGTCCTCTCTATCGTTAATTCGTTGTAGTTGTTTAAGGTAATCTATAGGTTCCCGGTTACCCAGGTTCTTATATGTTAAGTGTGGATCTTTGCCGACTCCTCCTGGAAATTCTAACTCCAATAAATGAATCACCTGCCGACCTACTGGTGAGTTCATAAAGCGCGCCACCGTCTTGGCCTTCGATCTAATGGCTTTGAGGGCAACCTCTTTGGTCCTGGGCTTTCTACTCATGTTAACTCCTATATTAGTGACATGATGCCGCGGTATAGTAGGAATATAACACCTGCTCCTACCGCTATTACACCAATGATAGAGGCCACTATGCCTACCTTAGCCATGGCCCATATCCCGTCTGTATTAATGTTAATTGGTCCCATCTTGTACTCCTATTGCATCGCTGCTACGTCATCAGCACCCCCGCCAGCAGCTTCGACTGCGGCAGCACCTTCGCCTAGGGCTTTCATACCATCACCAGACGCCTGGTTCTGAGCAGCCTTAGCAGCAGCTTCTTGCTGTGCTTTGAGTTGCTTCTCAGACGCTTCAAACTCGGCTTCGGTCTGTAAGATCGCAACTGGCGCACCGCGTAGGCCTGCCAATATACGACCAGTCTTTTCCTGGTCAACCAGTCGTTGCATCTCTGGGAACATCTCACCCATCGCTGCAATACTGTTCAAGTACCCTTCGATCGCCATGACAGTGTCCGTACGTTGTGCACGTGCCATAGGTCCAGAGTACTCGATGTCAAAGTCCTGGTCTTTTATAACTTCAGGTGGTGGCTTAATTATGCCGTTCCGCCACAGGATCCTGAATGTCCTTTCAATCATAGGACTCAGGAAGTCAGAGGTTAGACGACCTAGTACCGGGCCCAATAGTCTTTGCATGAGATCAACTCGTGCGTTAACCTCCGTGGCTGACATGGCTGGGGATTCCTTCAACTCAAGTTGATCGACTAAGAATGTCTGTCGTATCCGATTTCTCAGATCTTCCACCAGTAGTGTCGATGCGTTAAAGTTGGCCTTGGACTCATAAGGTACTAGGTCGTCTATATTGCGTACTACAGTTAATCCAGCCGCACCTAAATCCAGGTCGCTGATCAAACCACGCTCTGTAGTAAGGTTAGCAGGATCTACCACCTTCTCCAGGGCTTGCAGTATTAATTCTACTAAAGCATTCAGTGTCATGACATCTGACAGAGCGATCGTGCTCGGGCTGAATCCCCACTGTGAACCAGAAGCTTTCTGCCAGCGCGGTACATATGCAGGCATCTCGTAGTAGCCGCCTTCTTTACCAAGCAGCTCACCATCTTTACGCAGGATGTATTTGTAACCATACTTGCGACGTTTGGGCGCCAGCTTCTTGGCCCATATATCTTCTTTAATATTGTCACGCGGATATACACAAAAGATGATGTCTATCTTCTCATCCACATTCTGTGCATTCTCAGCTTTAGTTTTGATCTCTTCAGGTACGTCCTTACCGAACTTGCTGACGATCTGTGCTGGTGTCCATTGCAACAGTCTATAGAATCGCAAGACCTGTCGACGATGGTCCATCTCAAAGTAAGCTTCACGTATCGGTACAGCGCTGAAGTCAACACCTTCCCAGGTCTTGTCACTCAGTGGCTCTTCGAATATGACAGCAGTGCCAAAGCCTGCCAGGTCGAGATAACCTTCATTCACTTCCAGGTTGAAGTTGGAATCCTGCAGCGCGAAGAAGATGGCGTCTGCCGAGTCTTCAAGCCATTGCACTACTTCTGTCTTGGCATTCATAGCAGTCTCACGCATTCGTAGACTGAACCAACGTACTGATGGTGATGTCAATGCGCCGTGCATAGATGATGCTAACGTGTAGCAGGCATTCTGTGCTGTGCTATCGAACACTGCACGACCTCGACGCCAGTCGATCTCCTGCTCGCTCTGTTGATTCTCGAAGAACTTACCACCGCGTATCGGCATGATAAACTGTTCTATCAAGTCCCATGTTTGTTCTACCGTCTTGCGTTGTGTCCACAAGGCTTCGAACCGTTTTCTGATCTCTGCTGAGTTCATCTCTTTCTCCCGTGCGCTCTAAGCACTTTAGGTTGGTGTCTGTGTCTTTGTCCACGGTCCTGTAGCAGCGCGTGACCTTCGCCAGCTCCCATGAGTCCATACTCACATGCTTCACATACGTGGCTGTATTTGTTCTTATCCGGTTTATCGACGTACTTCTCACCCCCACCAACGTTAACACGTCTGTACTTGAATCCTCCAGCAAGGCCTTTGCGGAGCATAATACATTTGGGTCCAACGACAAATGCAGGCTCACCGGCCATGGTGTATGTAATAAGATTGGACACAACGGCGTTTCTTCTAATCTCCACATCGTTGGATCTGTCATCGACTGGTTGAGCGTCAATCCCCATCGCGTTGAGTATATCGAACGGTGTCCGCTTATCGGTCTGAGCCCCTTCAGTCCCCGCTGGGTCGCCCCAGATTTCAAAGGATGACCTTCGATAGATGCCGGAATTTAGCAAGCGTTGTAGTTCGGGCCCGAATTGCAGGGCTGCCATATCTTCCGTAACCAATTCGTCGATGGCTTGCCACTGACCAGAAACGGTACGTTGGAGGATAACGGCTGCTGGCGTAAGCCCGAAATCTAAGCCTACGTAAAGCTGATCCGAGACAACTGCTAGTGGCTCTGATGAGAAGTGTATGTCGTCGTGGTATTGCGGGTATACTGGCTTTCCGTCTTGTACGAATCCGTATCGCCCGTGTACATATACGTTTATCCATTCTTGGTCCTTACCTGGTTGCATGTTCTGGTAGTAGCCGTCCGGGAGGTTTTCGATATTCTCTGCTTCCTCACTCTCGCCGCTAGGTTGGTGGAATACTTCCCATGTCTCTGGTTTCTTTTCTTCAAACATGTTGTAGATCCAATGGTCGACGTCTGGGGGATTAGTATCCATCCAGATTCCGTACCATGAAGGTCCGCCTTCGCGCTTGCTAGGGTAGCGACCGACGCGACCCATAAGCATGTCAAAAATGGGACGAGGTATATGTCTACTCTCATTTATAAAGGCTCCTGTCAATTCCAGCGATAATAGTTTCTTCACATCGTCAGGTCTGTCAAGTGCGCGGAACATAACCTCGCAGTGCATGGTGGTTCCATCAGGCAGCATCTTCTCTATAGTGTACAGCATGTCTGTAACACGATAGTCGCCCATGTCTCTGGGTATCCAGTCGAAGAAGGTTTGAATGGTGGTATCTTGTAATTCACGGTATGAGTTACGTATGATGGCGAAGCGGGTCTTGCGTACATTGTCAGCGTTCGGTTCC